TCATCCCCCAGTCGAGCAGCAGCTGACCCTGCACGTTGCCCCAGTACTGCAGCGCGTCGATCAGCTGGTCGGGGTTGGAGGCCAGTGACGTCGACGGGCGGCCCGCGGCGTCCTCGTGGTCGAAGTCGTCGTACAGCCAGGAGCGCAGGCCGCTGCGGCCGTAGTTCTCCAGCACCATGTCGATCGCGCCGCTGTCGTAGCCGGGCACGCCCTTGAGGTCCTGCAGGTTGTCCCGGCTCAGGCTGTGCTTCTCAATCATGTCGCCGTTGTCGACGCAGGTCGCCGAGGGCGAAGGGTAGAACTTGAACGGATCGACCCGGTCCCATTGCTTGACCAGCTTGACGTTGACGACCGGCTGGCCATCCGGCCCCCAGGTCAGGGTCGGCTTCATGCGGATCACCGGCCCCTTGAGGATGGCGGCCGGGAAGGTCGTCAGGTCGTTGATGAAGTCGTCCATCGCATCGAGGAACCCACCCTCGGTCAGCTGATCCTCCATCTTGTTGGCCATGCGCTCGACGCGCTTGTCGGCCTCCTGGCGCACCGCCTCCAGGGCTTGGTCCTTCATCATCGACATCATGTGGAGGGTCGCCATCGGGTCGGGCGGCTCACCCTGTCCCGCCGCCGCGGCTTTCAGCTGCTCCTTGAGCGGCTGCATCGCCTGTTGGACGATCAGGTCGTTGACCTCGATCGGAAGCTCCGGGACCGCTGTGGCCTTCACGGACCAGGGGCGCTCGTCGCCGGTGGTCATCATCACGTCCCTGATCCACGCCGCGGCCGCCCGGCACTTCTGCCCGGTGATGCCCGCGTAGACCTCGCTCCCGCCCTCGACCCGGATCGCCGACAGCTTCTGCGGCGTGTACATGCTGCGCCGCGCCCGCATGTTGTCGATCATCCGCTGCTCGACGTCGCTGAACCGCCGCGCATCGCGCGCCACCCAGAACTTGTGGTGGATGTGCCCGGCCAGCCCGGTGATCAGCGGCTGCGCCTGCCGCCCCTCGGCGGCGGCGCGGGTGTCAGCCTCCTGCTGCTGCAGCGCGCCCAGGGACATGGCCCGCATGGCGGGGTGCTGGATGACTACGGCGGTGCCCGCTCCGCCCGCTGGCGGGCTTCCTAGGGGCGGCTGAGGGCCAACCGTTGCGGCTTGCCCGTAAGGAGTTGCGCCGATCGCCATGGCTGATCCTATCCCTCGTGTGCGCGCCTACGTCCAGCCCAAGGCGTTGACCCGCTGCACCGGCCGCGCCTGCTGGCGTGCGCTCCAGGCGTTGCCGCCCTGCTCGGCGTCGGCGTGCAGGCAGGCGTACTGGTCGGCGTCGGCGATGTGGCTGTGGTTGTTCTTCTCCGGCGCATCCTCGGCGTCGCCGGACTTCTTCAGCCGGTAGCGGTAGCCGCCCCGGTAGGCGGTGATCAGCGGCTTCGCGCCTTCCGGACACAGGAGCCGGGCCGGGCCGCCGTCGATCTGCCGGTTGAGGAACTTCTCCACCGCGCCGACCCGGGCCGCGGTGACGTTGGTCCGCGCCGGGAAGCAGGTCAGCTTGGCGGCGCGGACCATCTCGAAGCAGGTCCGCTCGTCGGTCTGGGCGCGCGCCTGTCCGGCCGGATCGCCCACGACCACCACCGGAAAGTTCGGAAACTTCGACGCCAGCAAGGGCTTGAGCTTGGTTTCGAGGAACCGCTCGATGCCCATGTTGTCCGAGGTCAGGGCGTCGTAGGTCAGGAACCTCGCGCGCAGGTCCAGCTGGTTGATCGTCGCGCTCGGGTTCAGCCCGAAGTCCATGCCGATGATCAGCGGCCGCTCGCTCATGCGGACCGGCAGCAGGCGGGTCTTGGCGACGTGGAACTCGGGCTTGAACGTCCGGTAGACGGGCAGCCCGGCCAGGGTCTTGCCGAACTTGGCGTGGATGTAGACGTCGATCCAGTCCTCGGACTTCCCCTTCATCAGGTTGGAGTAATAATCCTGGGGAAGGTACTCCAGCCAGTCCGCCTCCGCGGACATCCCCGACGGCTGGAAGTGGCAGCTGACGTTCGAGGGCGGGTCGGTCAGCAGCTTCTCCCAGTGGGTGTCGATGTCCGGGGGATTGGAGCATCCCCAGATGTGCTTGTTCTCCCGGCCGTCATCGGTGACGCAGCCGACCCCGTTGTCGAGCTTGGAGGGGTAGCGTCCCACCCGCCCCTGGAGGGCGTCGTAGACGGCTTGGTTGATCTCCCGGAACTCGTCGAGGATGCCGAATGACGTCTGCAGCGAGAGTAGACGGCGCACATCGTTCTGGTCGTCCAGGCCACGGAACAGCACCTCGCATTCCACATTGCTGAAGCGGAGCAGGAACTTCAGGTCGGTGCGCACGAAGGTCCCGGCCAGTCCGTCCGGGAACCAACGCAAGAAATCGGGAATACTCGTATCCTTGAGTTGCTCACGAGTATTACGCACCCAGACGGCTTTACTTCTACGGATGCCGTCCCTGCACGGAGCCATCTGCGACGCGTGATACGCGATCTTCATGATGGCTGCAGTCGTCTTCGTGCTGCCGACTGGACCGACGATCAGGCTCACGAACCGGTCGTCGATGAAGAACCCGGAGACGCTGGGCGGCGGTGAGTAGGTCAGGACCTCTGCCACGAGTTATCCACAGCGCTCGAAACAAATCCCCAGCCGCTGCGCGGCTGGGGCAGGTGGGCCACCCGGAAGGATCAGGCTTGCAGGAACCGGTTCCACTTGTCGACCGCGCCGACCGCGGTGCAGAGGTACAGCGCCGCGACACCCGCGGCCTGGGCCACGCCGGTCGCGGTGGCCACGCCGTTGATGGTGTCGGTGCCGGACCCGAACACCTGCATCGAGGCCGCGCCCTGGTTCACCACGAGGATGCTGTCGTTGAGGTTGGGAGCCGGGCCGAGCTTCACGGCGTCGGCGGCGGTCGCCACGGTGCCCACGTAGTTGACCACGCTGGGCAGCAGGAGCGCGGTCGCCTGGGTCCCCGCGGGCGTCGCGACGAGCCCCGAGGAGACCGGTCCCGAGGGGGGCAGCTGGGTGGCGAGTTGGGCGAGGGCCATCGAGGAAACTCCTGCAGGGGCGTCGATGGCTGCGGACGCTACCCCAGCTGAGGGGCCGTGTCGACACGGCCGGGGGCGGGGGTTGGATTGGAGAGGCCAAGCCCCGCAGGCGGAGATGCGCCACCGGCCTGCGGGGCCGCCCCGCTGGCGGCCAGGACCGCCTGCGGGGTTCCGACCAGCGCCGAGGGACGCAGGTCGAAGTCGGGGACTTTGAGGCCTGTTGGCGGAGGCGGGAAGGCGTCCAGGCCGTCCCGGACCGCAGTCGACTGCGGTCCGCCTGGGGTCACGGGGGATGCGGCGAAGTCGAGGGTCATGGTGGCGTCTGTCTCGGCCGCCTCCGGCAGGCCGATGAGGTGGGGCGTCCGCTGGATGACGTCGTGGCCATTGACCTGAATGTTGATCTGGAACGGCGGCCCGACCGCTTCGCGCACGCCTGCAGGCTGAGGCTTCAGCCTGCCGATGTCGCTCAGCTGTTTTGATACCTCTACCATTAGAGGCTGGGTCAGGGTCCCGGCCATGGCCTGCTGGAAGAGGCGGGTGAGCAGGCTCTCGGCCATCATCGCCGCTTTGGCGACAAAGAGCACACCGTCGTCTTGGTATTCCTGCCGCTTGCGGGCGACCAGTTCCTCGAACCACGGCTGGGCCGCGAGGTGCTCGTACTCGACGAGGTCGAGCCCGTAGCGCTCGGCGATCTCGTGCGGGTGGTCCGCGCCCAGCGCGAGCTCGGCCACCAGCGCGGGGTCGAAGTAGAGGATCGTCGAGATGACCGGGGGCGGCCGAAGGGGTGCGTCGTCTGCCATTGGCATCCTCTTCGACGTGTCGACACGTCGTTGCCTGGAGGAGACCAGCGTAGCCGCGGCCGATGTATCGGCCAAGGGCGGCGGAGCTAGGAGGCAAGTCGACCCCCGGAGCGCGTGGGGTCCCCGGGGGTCATGGGCGCTCTTGGAAGGCGGGGCCGGGGGGGCTGCTGACGATCCTCGATCACCCAGGGGAAATCTAGGCTTTGAGGGGGTCGGACGCAAGGCGGCCCCTGGAACCCCGGAAGGAGAAGCTGGACGGGCTCCGGGCTCTGGAAGCCTGGGAGGAAGGGCTGGATGGGGGAGACGACCATGCTGTGCATGGACGGTGACCTTGAGCCCGCTCCGCGTGCGGAGCAAGGGGGCGAAAGGAAAGGTGAAGAGGGCACGCCCTCCGCGGCTTTGGGGTCCTAGGGGGATGTCCGGCCCGGTCCCCTTGCGGGGGCTGGAAAGGGCGTCTTGGAGGACCTTCGGCTCGTGGGTCAGGCCACCGTTTCCGGTGACGTCGACCCTCGATTGCGGAGGGCGTTTGAGCTTCTTGCCCGAGGGCGGGGACGGGCGCAAGCGTAAAACAGGGCACGGCCAAATTATTTTCCGGACGCCCTGCAGGCCGGGCAAGTGTTGCACAGGAGATTGCCTGCCCTGCGCTCGAACCTTACGCCACAGTCGCACAGCAACGTGAGCCGGGTGTACGTCGTGTGGTCGCCGTAGATGCGCTCCGCATCCACCACCGTCAGGGTCCCTTTGCGTCGACCGATGTAGCTCTCGGCCACTGACGGACGCCCCGGGGCGGGGCGACGATTGTTGGCCTGCACCTTGCGGGTCGCCCAGATGCAGTTGTCGGGGGCGTAGGGGCCGTTGTTGTCCTGGCGCTCTAGGGTCAGGCCCTCAGGGCGCTCGCCCATGTCGGCGATGAAGGTGAGGAAGCCGACCTCGGGATCGGACCAGCGGTCGCAGACGGTAATCCCTCGGCCGCCGTAGCGGTGGTAGCTCTCGTTCTTCGGGTTGTAGCACCGCTGGAACATTGCGGCGTGGATGGGCGTGAGGGGGTGGTTTGGGAGGCGTTTCATGTGCGATACAGTAACGTGTAGTGAATAGACGGCAAGAGGGTTTTTGGGCTCGTGTGCAGAGACAAACCATTAAGAGACCCCACCTCCCCCCACCCCCCGGTCCCATACCCCCCTACCCCGGCACGCGTGGCCAGCTTGCTTTAGGCGTCTATTCGTGAGACTGTAATGACCGGGCCGGGAAACCGCGCCCGATCGGTCTTTGACATTGTTGAACGCTCGCCACCCCCCGCGCCAAACGCGGACGGGCGCGGGCTATCACTTGCCGCCCATCCGGGTTCAAGGCGAGCACGATAACCAATGCAAAGGACTAACTCACATGACCCAAGCTCAAACGACCGTTTCGACCGAAACCGCCAAGGTTGCTTTTGTCCTCGCGCCCATCTCGGTGGAAACGGGTTCGCAAGCTGTTAAGGCGTTTGTCTCCGCCGCGCGTTCTAACGCAACGGCGGAAGCAAAGGCGAAACGCGATTACTTGGCGAACACTGTAGCGGGCGCGCGTCTTATTGGCGTTCCCCTTACGGCGGCTCAGTTCGACCGACAGATTGCGCGTTCATTGCGTGACAGTCTTACGGGCAAGGTGACGGACGTGAACACCGCTCTAGCGAAAGCGAAGGCGGTTACTCTCGCCGTTCTCTCCGGCAATGCGGCTCTATTGCCTATCGCTGGCGAAACCATGAACGCGTTCCTAGAACGCGTGCGCCCGTTGCTCGAAACCGCGACGCTTCCCGACGGAACGCCTATTCACGCGAAAGCGGCGGACGGGTCGACGACTGGCAAGCGTGGGGCCAAGGCGGGTGTCAGGAAGGCGAAGCCTGCTAGCGCGGGTTCCGTCACGGCGGAGGAAGGCGGAGACAATGCGCCCGCCAAGCTCCGCGCCGCTCAGATTTTGATGGGCGACACTGACAACGCGCGGCGGCTTGTGGCGATTGCGGAAACGCACCGCGATGAGTTCGCCCTATGGTCGGCGAACATTCTGGAGGAGGCGGCCGCTAAGGCGCTTTCGGCCGCCAACGCGCGCCGCAAGCCGAACGGTGCGGCCGCGCCGCTCGCCAACGCGGTGGATAACGCAAACGTCCAATAGCTAGCTAACAAGTAACTCACCCCCATGCGGCAACGCATGGGGGTTTTTTGTTGCCTTGCGTTAGGCGCTGTTAGGCTGTTAGGCGCTGTTAGCTAATTGCCCCGGGCAATTACATGACGCGTCACTAGCTTACATATGCGTCACGCGTGGCCGGTTTGCGGCGGGTAACGGCCACCGCGCGGAGCGCGGGAAACTAAAATCTGTAGCTTGCTCAAGGGGTTAACCCCAAAATACGGCCACTGGTGTACTAGCTAACACAGCCAACCATTTACCTCACCACTTATATCCTATTGTTTTTATTATATTATTCTATCTAAATGGTGAAAGTGGTGAAGTGGTAAGCCATTTTCTTAAACTCCCGTGTGCGCGGGCGGGCATGCGCATGTGTGTGCGCGCCTAACGCGCCCGTACGCCCGACCCTAAATAGTCAGTTCTCCTGTTCTCGAGCCAACCATTTCACCATTTGTAACAAAATCAATAGCTTACAGCGATCTCGAACCTACCATTTATCGTTTCGCAGAAACAACTTATCGCGTATCACAGGCCAAAATCTCTGATTTGACTTACGGCCACGCTTCTTTTAAGCTCAAAATCCACAGG